CCCTAATTTTATCGCTAACGCAGTTTTTGCCCTCAAACACTGATGGACCGCCACATTGCGATGTGATCGCAGGAGATGCCATGTCGAGCCGAAAGCAGAGGATTGACAGTGCTGCGGCTGCGGTTGACGTGATGCGCGCTGCGTTGCGTGAATTGTCGCCGCCTTCACACGTGCCCTTGCAAGACTGCGACTGGCCGTTTTGGGAGACGGTTGTTGATGAGTTCGCGCGTTCTGACTGGACGGAGCACCAGCTTGAGCTTGCGGCGATGCTGGCGCGGACGATGAGCAACCTTGAAGTTGAGCAGCGGACGCTTCGGGATGAGGGTTTCATCTCGGTTCGTGAAAACGGCACGAGTGTTGAAAATCCACGCAGCCGCGTTGTGCAGAATTTGGCTGGGCAGGTTCTGAATTTGCGCAGGTCGTTATCTCTTCACGCTCGCGCGCGAGGTGAGGCGCGAGACGTTGCGAAGCGCGCTTCAATGGCAAAGGGTATCGAGGCTGGCGCGTCTCTTGACGACGATTTGCTTGGGATGCCAACGGCGCACTGATGGAGACGCGCGGCGAGCGGGTTATCAGGTTCATCGAGACGTTTTGTCGGGTGCCAGAAGGGAAGTTTGTAGGGAAGCCTTTGAAGCTGGAAGCGTTCCAGCGCCGGTTCATCATTGAGACGTTTGACAATCCGGCTGGCACAAGGCGGGCTTACCTGTCGATTGCCAGAAAGAACGGCAAGTCGGCATTGCTGGCGGCGATTGTCCTGGCCTTTGTTGTCGGGCCAGAGAAGAAACTGAACGCTCAGGTTATTTCGGGCGGGCGGTCGAGGGAGCAGGCGGCGCTTGTTTTCAAACTGGCGTCGAAAATGTGTATGTTGAATCCTGCCTTGGCGGGCAGGGTTAAGATCATTCCATCGTCAAAGACGATTATCGGGATTGTGGCGAATACCGAATACAGGGCGATTTCAGCAGAGGCTGGAACGGCGCACGGGCTTTCGCCGCTGTTCGCAATTCTTGATGAGGTTGGGCAGGTTCGCGGGCCTCAAGATGATTTCATCGAAGCGATTGAGACGGCGCAGGGGGCTTATGACGCGCCGATCCTGATTGCCATTTCGACGCAGGCGGCAAGCGATGCTGACTTGTTTTCGATATGGCTGGACGACGCAGAGCGGGCAAGCGATCCGACGATTGTAAGCCATGTTTATGCGGCTCCGAAAGACTGTGACCTTGATGACCGTGAGGCGTGGAAGGCTGCCAACCCCGCGCTTGGCGTTTTCCGTTCGCTTGAGGATGTCGAGGCACAAGCGGCAAAGGCGGCCCGGATGCCGTCCGCTGAAAACGGGTTCAGGAACCTGACGCTCAACCAACGGGTAACGCGCTTTACGCCGTTCATATCGCCGGGTGTTTGGAAGGCTTGCGGCGGTGATGTGGATGACAGCGCCTTTTACGAAGGCGATGTCTACGGCGGGCTTGACCTTTCTGTCACGACTGACTTGACGGCCCTAGTCCTGATCGCGCGCAAGGATGGTATTTGGCACGTCAAGCCGACATTCTGGACGCCAGAGGCGACTCTTGCAGATCGCGCGCACCGTGACCGCGCGCCGTATCAGGATTGGGCGCGAGCAGGGTTTTTGAAGGCAACGCCGGGGTCTGCTGTCGAATATGACTTCGTGGCGCGCGACATTGCGGAAATGACGGCAGGCATGGACGTTCGCAAGATTGCGTTCGACCGTTATCGGATGGCGACATTGCAGCGTGAGCTTGACCGCGCGGACGTATCGCTGCCGTTTGAGGCTTGCGGGCAGGGCTATGTTTCGATGGCCCCCGCGATTGATGCGACGGAAATTGAGTTTCTACATGAGAGGGTGCGCCACGCGGGCCACCCTGTTTTGACGATGTGCGCGGCAACTGCGGTCATGATCTCCGATCCCGCAGGAAACCGGAAGCTGGATAAGTCGAAATCGACTGGAAGGATCGACGGCATGGTCGCGCTGGCAATGGCGATGGGCGCTGCGCATGGCAGCGGGGTTGAGGATGAATTAATCCCTGAAATCGTGGCGCTCGACTGATGGCGTGGTATGATTATTTTATCGGCAGCACTGAGACAAAATCGGCTGACGATGTGCTGCGCGATTTGCTGGCGGGAAGCAATTCAAAGAGCGGTCAGAGCGTAACTCTGACAAGCGCGCTTGAGGTGCCTGTCGTTCTCGGCATCGCGCGCGTGATTGCCGAGGGCGTGGCGCAGGTGCCGTGGAAGCTCTATCAGCGCATTGGCGAAGGCAGGATTGAAGCACGCGACCATCCGTTGTTCTACCTTCTTCACCGCCGTCCTAACGAATGGCAGACGAGCTTCGAGTTTCGTGAACAGATCGTCTTACACCTTGTTCTGTCGGGCAATGCGTTCGTTTTTGTGAACCGCTCAAGCAATGGCTCGATCATCGAGTTGCTGCCTTACGAGCCGGGCAGCGTCACCGTGAAGCGCCGCGATGATATGTCGATGGAATATCGCATCCGGCTGGCGAACGGTTCTGATGTTGTGATCACGCGCCAGAATATGTGGCACGTTCGCGGGCCTAGCTGGAATGGCTATCTTGGCCTTGATGCTGTCAAGCAGGCGCGCAACGCCATCGGTATGTCGATGGCGATGGAAGAGTTTGGCTCTGCGCTGTTCGCAAATGGCGCGCGCCCTGGTGGACTGATTTCGACAGAGCAGCCGTTGAAGGCAGAGCAGGTCAAGGCGATCAAGGATCAATGGGCTTCGGCTCAGGCGGGTTCTGGCAACGCGATGAAAACCGCGCTGCTGCACTCAGGTTTGAAGTATCAGCCGCTTTCTTGGAACGCGGACGAGGCGCAGTTTATCGAAGCGCAGAAGCGCGTCATCTTGAATTTGTGCGCAGCGTTTCGCGTCAACCCGATCATGGTGCAACAGACGGAAGGCTCTGCGGCTTATGCCAGCGTTGAGCAGATGTTCCTTGCTCACCTCGTCCACACGCTGATGCCTTGGTATGAAAGAATTGAACAATCTGCGGAAATCGGGCTTTTGACCGAAGCCGAACGCAAGGCCGGATTTTACACCAAGCTGGAAGCCAAGGGCCTGATGCGCGGGACTGCGAAGGAACGCGCCGAATATATGCAGATCATGCGCCAGAATGGGGTCATCACCGCGAACGAGTGGCGCGATTACGAAGAAATGGACCGTTCGACCGATCCGCGCGCCGATCAGCTTGAGCCTGCGGCCAATCTGTTTGGCAACCAACCGGGGTAAACAAATGGAAAAGATGAGTTTTGACATGCGCGAGATTAAGTTCGCGCAGGACGGTGAAGCCATGACCATCTCTGGCTATGGCGCGGTTTTTGGCAATGTCGATGCTTACGGCGATGTGATTACACCGGGGGCATTTGCCAAGTCGCTTGCGGCCCACAAAGAGGCAGGAACTTCGCCCCTCATGCTGCTTGAGCATGGTGACGCGCCACTGCCCATTGGCGTTTGGGAAGGCATGGCAGAGGATGGCCACGGCTTGCAGGTCAAGGGCAGGTTCCTTGATACGTCACTTGGCATCGACGCTTGGAAGGCCGCGAAGGCTGGCGCGATCACCGGCCTGTCGATTGGCTATCGCCCGATTGAATTTGAGCTCCGGAAGAATCCCGACGATCCGCGCCGGACGTTGAAGTCTGTGGACCTTGTGGAAGTGTCCCTTGTCGGGATGCCTGCGAACGGCAAGGCGCGCATTTCCGAGGTGAAATCGGAAATCAACACCATTCGAGAATTTGAGAATTTCCTGCGGGATGCGGGGTTCTCTGCTGCCGATGCGAAGCGGATTGCTTCGACCGGCTTCAAGGCTGCCCATCGGGATGATGGCGACCTGTCTGAACTGGCGGACGCGCTCAAGCGCAACGCCTCCATCCTGAAAAATTGAGGTATCAAAATGACTGACATTGTTGAAGTGAAGGGCCTTATTGAGGCTCAGGGCCGCGCTTGGGAAGAGTTCAAGACGGCCAATGACGAGCGCATCAAGGCGGAAGCCAAGGGCGCGGCTGACGTTCTGTTCGAGGAAAAGTCCAAGGCGATCAACACCGCGCTCGATGATCTCGGCGCGCAGTTGAAGGCTCTGGAAGCCAAGGGTAATCGCCCCGGCGCTGGCGCTGGCGAACTCTCGGAAGTCGAGGCTGAGCACAAGGCGGCTTATGCCGACTGGATGCGCAAGGGTAACGAGGCCGGTCTTTCCGATCTCGAAGCAAAGGCGTTCCAGATCGGCGTCAACGCGGATGGTGGCTTTGCCGTTCCGAAGGAAATTGACACGGCTATCGTCAAGAAGCTGGTTGATATTTCACCTGTCCGCTCGGTTGCGCAGGTTGTCCAGATCGGCACGAGCGATTATCGCAAACTGGCTGACATCGGCGGCGCGGCTTCGGGCTGGGTTGGTGAAACCGCTGCCCGCACCGCGACCAATACGCCGCAGCTTGCGCAGATCACGCCGACGATGGGCGAGCTTTACGCTAATCCGCAGGCCACGCAGGTCATGCTTGACGATGTGTTCTTCAACGCAGAGCAGTGGCTTGCTGACAGTGTTGCGGAAGAATTTGCGCGTGCGGAAGGCGCTGCCTTCATCACTGGAGATGGCACGAACAAGCCGACTGGTTTCCTTGCTGGAACGCCGGTTTCGACTGCGGATAGCAGCCGCGCTTGGGGCGTTCTCCAGTATGTCGCGTCGGGCGGCGCTGGCGCTCTTCCTACTTCGGCTGACAAGTTCATCGACATCGTTCATTCGCTCAAGGCCGGTTATCGGCAGGGCGCGATGTGGATGACCAACAAGGCCGTTGTTGGCGCTCTGCGTCAGTATAAGGACACGACTAACCAGTATCTTTGGCAGCCGTCTGTCCAGGCTGGTTCGCCTTCGACCTTCCTTGGTTATGGCGTTGTCGAGGCCGAAGATATGCCTGCGGTGGCTGCAAACGCCTTCCCGCTGGCGTTCGGCAACTTCGGCGTTGGCTATCTGATCGTTGACCGCATGGGCGTTCGCACTCTGCGCGATCCATACAGCAACAAGCCTTATGTTGGTTTCTATACCACGAAGCGCGTTGGCGGCATCGTCCAGAACTCGGAAGCCATCAAGCTCCTGAAGGCAGCTGCCTCGTAAGGTCGCAAATCGGGGCTGGTCATTGTGGCCAGCCCCTTTCTTTTCAGTGAGGGCGCGCATGGCAGCAAAGATCAAGACTGCGGCTGTCGGCTATCCAGTCACGCTTGCGGAAGCTAAGGCGCAATGCCGCGTTGATGGCAGCGATGAAGACGCGCTTCTCAATGGCTTGATTGCGTCGGCAACTGACCATGTTGAGAAATACACGGGCCGTGCGATCCTGTCGCAAGTCTGGCTCGATTATTTCACAGAATTTTCGGATGTGATGGCGCTCACGGTTGGGCCTGTCGCGTCGATTGTGAGCATCAAATATTACAATGGGCTTGGCGTCCAGACTGCTGTTGATGCTGCCTCATATTATCTTGACGACGCGAGTTTGCCCGCGCGCGTTCTGCGCAAGCCGGGTTACAGCTATCCGTCAACAGATTGCCGCGAAAACGGCATTGTGATTGAGTATGGATGCGGCGAGGCAACGGCTCAGCCATCCATCAAACACGCAATTCTTTTGCTGATCGGGCAGCTTTACGCCAACCGCGAGGCGACGGATATTCCGCAGGCCGCGCGTGACCTGCTCCAGCAATATCGGATTTATGGCTGATGCTTGCGGCAGGCGCGCTTAACCGGCGCATCACGATACAGCGCAAGACGGACGTTCCTGACGGCTCAGGCGGTTACGACCGCGCATGGGCTGATTTGACGACTGTATGGGCAAAAGCAACGCCGGTTGCTGGCAAAGAGGCCCTTGTCGCCGGAACGCTGCGATCATCGCAGCCGTGGCGGGTCGAAATCCGCTGGCGCGATGTGAAGGTTGACGACCGCATTACAGCTTCGTGGCTGCCATCTGGAAAGCATCTTGAAATTCAGTCGGCATCCGATCCTGACGGACGCCGCGAAAGCCTTGTGCTGTTCTGTGAGACAGCTTGATGGCGTCAAAGGTCAAGGGTGTGGCTCAGTTGCGCAAACGCCTTCGCCAGATGCCTGATTTTGTCCGCAGCGACATTGCAGAGGAATTGAGGGCGTCTGGCCAGCGTATGCTTGCAAGGGCCAAGGCAGAGGCCCCTAAGCGCACGGGCGGGCTATCCGGCGCGCTATCGTTCAAGGTTGCGCCGAAAACGCTGAATATGCGCATCGGGCTTGTGACCAAGGCCATGCGCCGAAAGTTTTTTTACGGGTATATTCTGGACCAAGGGCGAAAAGCAAAGACGGTTCAGGTCAAGCGCCGCACCAAGTCTGGCGTCACGTCTTACGCCATGCGGGTGAAGGCCATTCCCCGCAATCGTTATGACTTCGTTTTTGGCCGGATGCGGGACTTCCGCACCAATGAATTGCCACATATCCGCAGGGCGCTTGAAAAGGCCCTGTCGCGCGTTTCGAGGGGTGGGGAATGACCGATATTCGCGCGGGCGTTGAAAAGGCTGTCTTTGACCGCCTGACAGCGCAGATTGTGGGGGCGGGTGTCTATCAGCACTCGCCGCAAGACGCAGCGCCGCCGTTCGTGATGCTTTCTGACGTCACGTCAGAAAGCAGAGGCGGAAAATCTGGCGGGCTGGATCGGCTCATTGTCACTATCCAGTGCGAGGAAAAGAAGCCGGGTCGCAAGGCATTGAACGCCTTGATGGCTCAGGCGCGCACTGCCCTTGACCAGTGGAAGCCAGCCGCAACGCTTGGCGTTTTGTGCGGCACGTTCGCCTTTCAGGGCGATGACAGTTTCAGGATCGATGAGGACGATCACTATTTCGGAACGCTACGTTTTCTGACGTTCGCGCAGCCTTCCGCATGACCTTTGAACGTGAGGGATGAACAATGGCAAAAATTCTCGGCAATGATTACCGGCTGTTCGTGGAAAGCACCACGCCGGGCACCTACAACCAGATTGGCGGGCAGGGCGATCTGTCGGTTGACCGCAAGGCTGGCTCGATTGACATTTCCGACAAGAACAGCGCGCCTTACGGGCTGGTCGCGGCGGGCAATTTCGCGGTTGAAATCAGCCTTGATGGCATTCCGGACCTGCCCGATGCGAATGGCCTGGCGCGCGTTGACACGCAGTTCAAGGCCCGCACCGCGACCAAGTTCCAAATCCGCAACGGCGCGCTTGGCACGGGTGCTGATGTGAAGTTCGAGGCGAGCTGCAACATCCTCGATCTGTCGATCAACCTCGGCAAGGATTCTGGCGGCTCCTATTCGATCCGCCTCGGCCTTGCGGCCTCGCCTGCAACCGATACGCTGTTTGTCCCGTAATGGCACCTGCAAACGAAACGCGCGGGGAGATCAGCCTGCAGCTCGATGGCGTGGACTTTGTGCTGCGCCCGTCTTTCGAGGCGCTGGTCGCCATCGAGCAGGACAGCGGCAAAGGCCTCATCGATCTCGCCCGCGAGGCGGAAGGCGGAACGCTCTCGCTGCAGACCGTGGCGATCATCGCGATGCGCTGCATTCAGGCTTGGGGCGCTGCCACCAAGAATGAGATGGCGCAGGGCGTGAATGCGGACAAGCTCGCCCGGCTCATCCTCTCGTCGGATGGCGGGCTGATGGCGGCGATGCTGCGCATCCGCATTCTGCTGACGCTCGCCGTGACGGGTGGCTACACGCCATCGGGGGAGCGCAAGGCGGCGGGAAGCCCTGGGACGATCCCCGCCGCCAGTTGATGGCCTTTGCCATTCTCGACCTCAAATGGTCGCCGGACCAGTTCTGGCGATCAACCCCGTGCGAGCTGTTTTCGGTTTTCCAGCTCGCGGATGAACGCAACAAGGACACGCGCTGATGGCTGAGAGCGATTCCGATCTGATCGTCCAGATCAGCGCGACGACCGAGCTGCTGCGTTCGCAGCTCACGCGCGCCGATGCCGAGATTTCGCGCTTCCAGTCACAAACGAACAAGCGGCTCGACCGCGTGGATCGTGACTTTGATCGGGTGGGCAAGTCGGTTGGCAAGCTCGACGGCATTTTCGCCAGCTTCGCGGCGGGGGCCATCACCGGCATCGCCAGCGCCTTTTCGGTCGATGCCATCATCGGCTTTACCTCGCGGGCGCTCGAAGCCGGTTCGGCGCTTTCCGAAATGTCGGAACAATTGGGCGTTTCGGTCACCGAGCTGCAGGAATTCACCTTCCTCGGTGAGCAGGCGGGCATTTCTGCCGAGGAAATGCAGAAGGCGCTGCAGAAGCTCAACCGCACGATTGGTGAGGCAGCGGCGGGCAACAAGAAAGCGGCGGGTGCCTTCAAGGAATTGGGCGTTGAACTGCGCACTGCCGATGGCTCGCTCAAATCTCCGGCGCAGGCGCTGGTCGAGATTGCTGGCGGGCTGGAAAAGATTCCCGATCCGGCTACGCGCGCGCGGCTGGAAGTGGCGCTGTTCGGCAAGGCTGGGCAAAATCTCGCACCGCTGCTCAATCAGGGCGCGGCAGGTATTTCTAACCTGCGGGCCGAATATCAAAAGCTGGGCATCGCGCTGTCAGACGATCAGGCCAAGCGGCTTGATGATGCGGCGGATGCCTGGGCGAAGTTCAAGACGCAGCTCGAAGGCAAGTTCACGATCTGGCTGGCCGAGGAAGGGTTGCCCGAATTGCAGGCGATGCTGAAAGGCACGCAGCGCGACATCGACAACATCGCGGCGGGCTACAAGCGCTTCAAGCAATTCATCGGACTGGAAACTGCGCCCGCTGATCGCAAGGCTGTGCGTGGCGGCTCGAACAGCGGGGCAGATGGGCGGCCTTCGGGATCAAATGCCGCCTTTGGCTCTAGCCCGTTTACGCCGCGTGGTCCGCTGTCCAAATCGCTGCTCATGTCCAACTTTACCGGGCAGGTGAGCGCGAACGACCAGTTTCAACTGCTGCTCTCGTCGCTCGATTTCGGCGGCAGCGGCCCGACTTATGGCCGCACGGCGCGGCCATCGGACAAGACAACCGGCCTTGCCGGAATTGATGATCTGGTGGCGTCTGCATTCGACCAGCTCGATGAGCGGATCGGCAATTTCTCCAGCGTCGTCTCTGATAATATCGGCATTGCCGCAGATGAATATGGCCGGATTGTCGATGAGCTGAATGCGGCGTCTGACGTCACCTTCCAATCGGTGCAGGATGAGGCCGATTTGCGCGAGGCACGGATCCGCGACCAAGCCTATCTCTATGAAGAATTGATGATGAACGGGACGAAGGGCTTCCTTCGCACGCTGGAATCCGAGGGCATCCGCATCATCGCTGAAATGGTCGCGCGGCTTGTCTCCGGTCAATCGCTGTCAAATGCGTTTAAGGTGGCCGCAGGAAATTCAACAATCGGTTCCGTTCTTGGGCTAGCCTCATCGTTCGGCGGGTTTTTCGCCAATGGCGGCAAGCCTCCAATGAGCAAGGTGTCTGTTGTTGGCGAGCGCGGGCCTGAACTGTTCGTGCCGCGCGTTCCGGGCACCATCATTCCCAATGGCGGATGGGGTGGCGGCCAGTCCGTGAGCCTTACCGTCAACGCGCCGGGGGCAACCGCCGAGACGGTGGCGATGATCCGGCGCGAACTGGCCGCCGCTGCGCCGCAGATCGTGGCGGCGGCCTCGCAATCAACAGTCAAGGCGCTGACGCGCCCGAGGATCGGTTAAATGGTTGACGTGCACCAGATGCCGGATCGCGCGTTTCGTCGCGCGCGCTGGTCGATCTCGACGCCCATGCAGCGCAATGTGTCTGAATTTTCGGCATCCGAGCAGATGGTGCGCCTTTCCGGTGCTTCGCGCTGGGCGCTTTCTGCGGAACACATCCCGTTGATTGGTGAGGATTCTGCCCGGTTGTGGCGCAGTTTCATGGCCAAGATGCGCGGCGGTGAGAACGTCTTTCCGTTCTATGCGTCAGAAGGCGCGCAGGCAGTTGATTATCCGATCATCTCCAACCAGTGGCACGCGATCATAAACCGGGCAAATACAAGCGTTTCTGGCCGCACGGTGACAAAATCTGGTGGAACAAACGGGGCTTATGATGCCTCGGCAGTTACGAGCGCGAGCTGGACAGGCGCGGCGACGTTGAGCTTCCGTGCCGCGAGCACTGCCATTGGATTCTTTGCCGGGCTTAATACAGACCCGATGACGGATGATAGTTTTGGCTCAATCGATTATGCTTTTCGCTGCGATTATGATGGCACGCTGATGATTTACGAGAGCGGCTCGCTGATTGCCACGGTTGGCCAATACTCGACCAGCGATCTGCTCACGATCCATTATTCAGGCACGACAGTGCGTTACATGGTCAATGGCCAGATCGTGCGCAGCGTGGCGGTGTCTGCCGGGCTGTCCTTCTATTTTGACAGCTCGATCTATTTTCTCGGCGCGGCGATCACTGATCTCGTGTTCCAGAATGGCAGCACGATTGCGGCGGGCAGCACCTCTGCCACGCTCACCGGGCTGGCAGCGACAGCGCAGGCGCTGAAAGATGGCTGGTATGCCACCGCCATTTTGCAGCGTGGTGGTGCGCAGCTCGTCGTCATCACCGAGGATGTATCAAATGCGGGCGGCGGAAGTTCCACGGCGCGCACGGTCAAATTCCTGCCCGAATTGCGCGGTGCGGCGATTGGCTTCATCGCGGACGATCCGTTCGGGCTGATGCGTCTCACTGATTCGCAGGCGAGCCTCGATGTTGATGCCGGGCAGATTTATGGCTTTGCTGTTGACGCAGTGGAGGCGTTCTGATGGCCAACCGTCCTGATGCAACCGCGATGGCGGCGCTGGGGGAGGCGGTGATCCGCCCGCGCTGGTTTGTCTATCTCGACTTTTTTGGCGATCCGGTACGCGCAACCACTTGGGTGGCCGATGTGGCCTTTACCGGCACGGGCGATGTTGATCTGGATGGCTTCACCTTTGAGGCGGTCAACGGCGATCTGGTGAGCGTCGGAACGCCGCAATTCTCGCTTTCAGGATCGGAGACGCTGCCAATTTCGCTCTCCGGGCTGGTGGGGCCAAATTCTGACCTGCTCAACATCATGGGCGATGAAAGCAAATGGCGCGGGCGCGCGGCGCGGCTGTGGCAGTTTGTGGTGGATGATAGCGGCGCGCAGCAA